TGGAACTGTTGTGAATTTCCATAGAGGCTCTTCGCAGGGCAGTAAAGATAAATCGAAAGGTCTTTAATAAATGAAAGAACAAGTAATATTAGAAATTGCAAGAATGATCGCTAGGACTCTAGCTTTCGTTATGGTCGCTATGACTGTGACATTGTTAGGTGGTTTATTCATGCCTAATTCTGTTATCGACAATAAGGACATCTTCCCGATTATCGCTCCTGCATTCTCAACGATTGTTGGTGGCTTTATCGGTTGGTTGGCGGCTATTAAGATGAATGGAGAAGAGGAGAAACAAGATGCAGCTGAGTGAGCACTTTACCCTTGAAGAAGCTACCTACAGCGAAACTGCTGTACGTCAAGGTATCGACAATCAACCTTCTACGGTTCAACTTGAGAACATGAAGATTGCAGCTCAGAAGCTTGAGCAACTACGTGCTGTTACAGGCCCTCTGAAGATCAACTCTTGGTTGCGTCTACCAGCTGTTAACGTGGCTGTTGGAGGATCTAAAGTGTCCTCTCACATGGATGGTTGGGCTATCGACGTATCTAGCTCTAAACTGACTCCTTTGCAACTCTGCCAAGAAGTACAGAAAGCTGGTATCAAGTTCGATCAGATGATCCATGAGTTTGGTCGTTGGATGCACATCAGTTTCGCACCTGAGATGAGACAACAAGAGCTTACTATCTTCCGCCCTGAGAACAAGTACAAACCCGGTATCTTGACTGAAGAACAGTATCACAAAGCGTAAGCTTAAACGTAAACAAAAAGGCCCTCGAAAGAGGGCTTTAATGTTTGTGGAACAGGTAGGATTTGAACCTACGACCCGAAGATTACTCCACTGCTCTACCAGACTGAGCTACTGTTCACAAGATCGTTAGATAAAGATGAAGGCTACTGTGAATAGGCCTAGATGAATCAAGATAGCGTTAGCCATCTCGTATTCACCTTCGTCTACCTCTACGATAGCTTCATCAGTGTGGTGGATTCCTACTACGAAACCCCCTGTCCATGATAGGTCAATCACCATGTTGCATCCTTAGTGTATTCCATGTAAGGGACTGAACGCACCTGAGGGAACTTCTCTTTGAATGCTTCAATGCTCATGTCTTTACCTAACATTACCTCGACATAATCGACACCTTCAGCCTTCAATTTAGCTTTAAGTGTCTCACATGCTGGACAGTTAGTCTTTGAATAGACTATTGTTTTCATATTTTCCTTAACGAATAGGGCAAGCGCCTGTTGAACATTCAGCATCATCTAAGCCAATGTTGGCTTCATCAATAGCGGAGATTGTACGTGTATTGGCAACCATCTCATTGTACTGCTCTTCTGTAATCTCTTCCAAAGGAGCTTGTTTGAAACCGTGATCTGAATGCAACAAGAAAGACAAAGACTTGTGATTGTTCTTGTAATTCTTTTTCAGATACTTCTTAATTTCAGGCAATTCCTCAGGCCGATAGTAAACGGTACAAGACACAGAGTTATCGCTCCAGACTTCCTGCAACCACTTAACTGTCTCCAGCTGAGAGATAGCTGTCATGTCTTTAGCTAGAACAGCGTGGTCAGGGTGACGGAAAGGGAAGCTAACAACAACTGTTGAATGGTCTTCTGAACCGTCAAAGTTCTGCTGGTACTCCACATGATAGCCGTGATCTTTACAGACCTGAACCAAAGCATGGTTAGAGCTGATACGGATACGACGAATCATAAATCGAGCATACGCAGGATGGCAACCGGGAGTTACGCCGGGCAACAAAGACAGAGTGCCTGAAGGCTTAACAGTCGTCAGCTTAATGGAACGGTTAAAGCCATTCTCAGCACTGTACTGGTTGTCGTATTCACGAAGCAGTGGATATGTCTCATCCAGCCAAGATTTTTGCTCTTCATTAGCTTGCAACACGCCCGTTACTCCTAGACCCATTCGCATGTTCTCGTGAACGATAGCCTCTGTGACCTTTTGGTGACACTGCAGCGCCAACGAGTGCTTGTTAATGCGATAGAGCAGCTTAGACACGTCCAAGAACTCTTCTTGGCTTGTGATGTTTGGTAGGAATACTTCAGCAAGGCAACAGGTTTCACCGTCAGCCAAAGACTGCTCAGCGCATGGATTATAGCCTTGTACTTTGGGATCTGGATACTGAGTTTCACCCAATCGTCCGATCTTTCGTGAGAGCTTGAGGTTGATAAGGCCGTAGGGTTCGCCTTTGCCTTCATAACCATCCCAGAAGAAGTCGTGCAGATCTCCAATATCGTGACAGACGACTGAGTTGTTGGACATGGCTCTCCAGCTCGGGATATTGCCCAAGTCCCATCGCTTAGCAAGTAGATATTCCACATCGTCGGCATCTCCAATAGCAATCTGAGCACTTCGACGTACGTTACCAGCCACGACAACAGCACCGATAATGTTCATGATGTCCAAGCAGTCTACTGGACGCAGTTGCTTACCTGCTCGTTTTTCAAGCACTTTACTGATGTTCTCGATGCCCCACACCAAATCCTCAGGGCCTGAAGCTGTTCCTCCAAAGCCTTTGATAGGAGCGCCTTTAGAACGGATGAGCTGTGTAGAATAAGAGAAAGTCTGTTTACCTGAGTTATGTGCCAAGAAAGCAGCCTTCAATGTCTTACCCAACAGAGCAACCCAACCTTCACGGCTGTCAGGAACAATAAAGTCAGCACCACTGTCGTTTACACGTGTGGGAGCTTTAAAGTCAATGTTGACAGGTGGAAGTTTATTTACGTTTTCTTTTTGAATGTTGTAGCCTACGCCGGAGCCAAGCATCAACATATCCATTGCCCAAGTGAACGGCTCCACTGGTTTGTCTACAGTTCGGAAAGCACAGTTCTGAAGGGAAGACAAGCCAAGCTTATCGACTGTATCTGTCCCTAATTGCCACCAGAATCGGCCTGCTACAGAGCCTTTAAGACCTAGCAGGTACTCACGTAAGCGTTGTTCCTCAGCCTTAGTGAAACCGCAACGAAGCTGATCGTTACAGGCTTTGATAACACGTTCTACAGTGTCTGGGAACTCTTCCGTAGGGCTATTAATGTCATTTTCATTCAGACGACGAGCATAAGTACGTTTGTAAGTCAAGTAACCTACTGAAGACCAAGGAGTCAAAGTTGTCATGTTTTCTTTCTTTATGTTATTTTTGAAGGGCAGCTATTTTAGTAAGCTGAGATCATTTTGTCAAGATACCAACGAGCCTTTTTGAGGTCTTCTACACCATTTTTGTCCATGAAGCGCATTAAGTACTGCATAAGTTGTACATAATCAGGTGAGAAAAGAGAGGAATAAGGAATGTTTTTATCACTAATCTTATCATCAATCTTATCTACAAGCTGCTCAATAACATCACGTACCTCAATACCTTTGTCATTACCAGCGAAAAAGGCAACGGTTTCCTTATTAAATAACATATAGTGTTGTGGTTTATTTACAACATCGTAGATGTCTTTCTGAGTTGTGCCATTCAAGCCGGCCATATATTCCTCAATCTGCTTTACTGTCGGTTTTTCCATATGTTTCCTTTAAATATTTTAAACTTACTGGCATTTCATCAAAACTACCATCTTGAACATCGTTAAGCATCCAAATACCAGCCCAAGAACCGTTTGTTTGAGGAGTCAGGTAGTCTTCATCATGTGGATAGCAAATACCTGCAAAAAGTCCTGTCATCTGCTTACCATCTGCTCGTTTTGCAAAAGCAATTCCTCGATCCTGCACGTGACCCATGATGCAACTCATATGCTTTTTAGTCAACATATTAGCTGGTGAACTAACAGGACGTCCCATGACACCAGAGGTAAAGTAATGACAGTAAGCAATACCATCAATGATAATTGGCTGAAGGAAATCAATGAATTCCCACCCGTCAGAACTTAGATTGAAGTCTGTGTATCCAATCAATCCGTCAAGTTTACGATCACTGTTGATTGCTCGTTGAATCCTTTCCTCATGATTTCCGCAAAGAAACACAAGACGAGGTTTCCATTGCTTTTCCTTGTTCCTTTTTAATCTCTCTTTTTCTTCGTTTATAGGAGCCAAAAGAGCTTCCATGCCTTGACGACCCGCTTGAATGTCAGCTTGGTATGTACGACCTTCAAAAGCCTTTTTACCTACATCATAAATAGAAAGACTTGGCATATCCCAATGATCCCCAAGATGGATAATAACATCTGGTTTCTTTTCAGCAGCATACTGACCTACCCAAGTAAGATGTTCAAACCCATGTCCCGGCTTACATTGTGTGTCTGGAATTACAAGATGTCTCATTCATTTTCCTCATGCTAATGTGAATTCCTGTTGACCGAAGGTTTCATAGACTTCAGGGAAAGCTAACAAGAGCTGCTGAAGAACTTCATCGTTCAACTGACGACCTTTCCCTGCCTCAGATACACCTTCATAAGGGAATGAATCACCGTTGATAGGATAAGTCACTGAGTAGTACACCTGTTCTTTGATGCTGTACCCGTAGTGTTTCTCCATCTCATCGAGGATCTTATCTAGGATATCCATCCAAGTTCCCTCATGCGGCTCAAGGAGAACTGAGTGCTTCTCAGGAACTACTTTACCGTTCTCGTCAATGTACGGTTCAGTGTACATCTCAAAAGCCCAGTAGTCGTTATCAATGTGGATAGCTGTACTGTTGTCTGTGATCTCTACGTCCCATTTGTACAGTGAAGTCCATGAGTCTTTGAGAGATTGGAAATAAGCTTTGCTTCGTTCAAACATAGTCTGTTCCTTCGGTTGTGTGTTTACAATTTTATGAAAATACTCTTCCAGCGCCTTGTGTGCGTTAAGTGTCATAGAACTCTCCATCTAGAGGATGATAAACGACATACTTAGTCTCGAAGATTCCGTTACCGTAGTCTTTGATAACCTCTGATGTCTCAATCATTCTACACCCTAAACGAGGATGATCCACAACGTATACATGATACCCTTTAGTCCAATCAGGATGAAATAAGGATTTATGTTGATAGTGAACTACTAGCTTCGCCATAGATCTCCTTCAGTGTTGGGAACTCAGAGAAAATAATATCACGACATTGCTCCGCTACGTCACGATGTTCCTTCTGTGTTGCTTTATCACAACGGATCTCAATGTAATGAAGCCAGCTACGGAGAGTGCCATTCATGTACATTGTGCTCATTGTCATACCTTCAGGAAGTAGCTTACGAGCTTGTTCTTTAGCGATGCCTTTAGCCAATGCACTTTCGTACATAAACTGAGCTTCCCCTTGTACACGCCTTTGAGCACCTTCCCACCAGTAAGCCAATTGACGATCTACGTCGCTACCCGACTTATCAATCTCAATTGAGTTCTGACGGTTCTTAGCATCTTGTAGACGAGCCTCAGAGAACTCATAGTCTTGAGCTTTAGCGTACCGCTGAGAGAACTCTTGAAAGCTAAAGCTACGATGACGTAGGATCTGTCTAGCAATATCACGAGTAGTCTTGATCTCCATACAGACGTTAACCATCTCAAATGGTGACCAATGCTTCTCTTTAACCAGGTACTTTAAAAGACCCGCATACTCTGTTGCAGTTTGATTTGTCGGATTCGACACACGTGCCATATATGCAATCTTTTTCTCCGCTTCCGGAGTCACCCACACTAGGCTCACTTGGGTCATGTTTCTTTCCTTCCTCAATTCCTCGTTTTAGCATCTCGATAAAAGCAAATCGAAATAGCTGTGCTTGCTCTTCGGCGCTCATTTTAACATTGTAATCGGCGCTACCGTCTTCATTCTCACGTGTTAATTCTACGTCCATCTTGAATGCTCTTTCTACGTTCTTTGATCCAATGTTCAGGGATTGTTTTATCAGCGTACTGAAACCCGTTCTTAACACACCACTGAGCATAAGTTGTACGTGATCCTTTGTTTAGCTTCTGAGAGCTATTAGAGAACACGAATCTAATATCCAAGTGTGGTTGTTGCCTCTTAACGAGGATGTGTTTTTTACGGTCAGCAATCAGGAAACGTCCCTTAGTCTCTACGATGATGCCGTTATCGAGCACAAAGTCAGGTGTATATTGATGTTCACTCGCTGGCTTGATGTACTTGATCTTGACTTCCTCGTAGGTGAAAGGAACACCCGCTGCTGTGAGAGCCTTAGCGACATCTTCTTCGAGGCCGCTACGCCACCCATGTTTCAAAGCTGCTGCTCGTTTAGAGCTTGTTGTTTTTCTTGTAACCATGTTTCCATTCAATCCAAAGATAAAACATAAGAAAAGCAACTATGATTCCAAAAGTGATGAATACATCAATGAGGAATTTAGCAAACCAGAAAGATAGATATTCCATCATAACTTAGTCCTATCATATTGGTGAAGTAGAGCACCGAAGGCATCTACGAAGACCTCATCCTGCTGTGTATGTCCCATAGCGAACATGATAGCGTGAACGAGCTCATGGAAGAATGTCTGTTCAGTGAAGGTCTTGTTCATCCCTGTGCGTAGATAGATAGTGAAAGTAGCACAATCACACTTACCGTACTCACTGAGATCCTCAACCCACTTCACTGTCCACAAGCCACCAACTAAGTAGAAGGAGGCTGGAATGTTTGGTTTGGTGTTCTTCGTAGCCATAAAAGATTCAAGTTTTCAATGACACGAAGTTCATTACCATCATAAGCTTTGAGACAAGCATCATAGTATTCCCTTTCAGTCTTACAATCCTCTAAAAGCTTTGCAGCCTTCTTTGGGCCAATGCCTTTCAAGCCAATGATGTTGTCAGTACGATCCCCTGTGAGCACCTGTGTGTACAAATTACGAAGACCTTCTTCCTCAGTAATATAGTACTCTTCATGCTTCACGAAGTTGTAATGCCAACCTGCAACTTGATCTAGGTCTTTGTCAATGGAGACAATCCATCCACCACTCTCTGTAGCGTCTATAGCTACAGCGTCATCAGCTTCTTGACCTTCAACTAAAACAGCACCTAAGCGTTGTAGATGAGTCCTGATAGCATCGTAGTGAATAGGCCTCTTAGCGTCTTTCCTGTTCCCTTTGTAAGGCTCAGTGACTGCTATCTCATTTCTGAAGTTCCCTTTGCCTGTGATGTAAGCCCTGTAGTCGTCACATCGCAGATCATCGAAAACTATCTCATTGACTAGCTGAGTCACACGAGCCAAACAAGTAGCCTCATCAACGTCCTCACTGGCGAATCCTATTCGATAGCAGATCAAATCCGCATCGATAATTGCCACAAGAGGACGTGGAGGTAACTCTTTATCAGAGAGCGTCATCATCCTCTTTGTCTTCAGCGGATGCGTCTGGAACGTAAGTCTTCACTTCAGTGACCATGAGCTTCTTGATCGTAGGAGCATTGCCATGCTTAGCTGACATACGATGTGTGTACGAGGAGATAACTGCTACGCACTTCGAGCCATTGCCGAGAGAGGCAACATCAACTTCTTTCAAGTTGTCATCCATAGGGTTGAACAAATACTTGCTCTTAGCTACGATGAAGTTACCCATTACATCTTTGTGCTTGACTTTGATGCCCAAGCCTGTGAGCTTAGCTGCATCGTCATCGCTGATGTTACCGATAGTGCACTCATAACGATCATTGTCCGTATTGAATGCTGTGTTGAATTCAGCCATCCACTTAGACCAAAACAATTCACCGTTAATTTTCACTGGTTTCAAATCACTCATTTTCTTTCTTTCCTTACTAGGTTAGGCCGTAGCCGATTATTGGAGGTAACTACCTTCTTTACGAGATAGGCTCTCCGCTTCATCCTCAATGTAATCGAGGGCTGCTGAGAGCACCAAGTATACATCAAGGATATCCATATCGTCAGAGTGGAGAATCATAAATGTATCATCACTTATGTTCAACATGATCTGACTTTTAATCTTATCTGTTTTATCAATCAATGGGTTTCCCTCCAATTGGCCCCGACAGAGTATTCACCTGATAGAGGACAACGTAGATTATACGCTAATCCGGCATCTTTAATGGCATCGACAAAAGCCTTACCGACCAAGTCAGCTATCTCAGGTTTACATTCAATTTGAGCTTCATCATGTACCCATGCAACGAGCTTGACTTCCCATTTATTCTTACGAACAGTCTCATCAAACAATACAAGGGCTTTTTTCATGACGATTGCACCTGCACCTTGAAGTAAGCTATTGAGTGCCGCATGCTCACTACGAACCCAAATCTTACGACCATCAAGCCCCGGTACATAGCCCTTGGACGCATATACGGATACTTTATCACGTAGACGCTTGAGAGCGGGAGTCCCTTTAAGAAAGGCATCGATGAGCTTTTGTCCATCCTTAGCACTACCACCGACAATCGATCCAACCTTTGCCGGGCCAGCACCATACATCCAGCTGTAAATAAATGTCTTCGCTTGGTCACGTGTTTGTAGTCCGGCTGCTTTTTGGTTAATCGTGTGGATGTCCGTCCCATCTTTAGACGATCCCTCACAGACTGTTTTAACATACGCTTCATCCCTCATATAGTGAGCAAGCATTCGTAGTTCCAAACCACTAGCATCTGCCCCAACTAACACATTACCTTCTTCCACCGTCCAACACTGCCTACACTCTGGCCCATATGGTGATCCTGAATTGGGAATTTGTGCCATATTAGGTTTCATGTGGGTAGCTCTTCCGGTTACCGCTCCGTTCGTAATCACACGCCCGTGTACCCTACCATCGTCCTTCACAACCTCTAACCACGACTCAATCTGAGCTATACGTTTCTGGAGCATGAAATACTCAGCGATCATCTGAGCCTCTGGGAACTTCAAGCCTTGCAACGTACTTTCATCAACGATCACTGATCCCTTCTCAGTCTTCTTAGTTGGTTTCCAACCAAGTCCAATGAGCTTATCAGCTACCTGTTGTCTAGAGGCAGGATTGAACACTACAAGCTCAGGCTTCAGTACCTTCCCTGTCTTCTCAGAGATCCGCTCAACCTCGTACGGAGGCCATTGTTCCTGCATCCTGTCGTTGATAGCGCTCATCTTGCCCTTGAGTTCAGCCAGTAAACAAGTAGCGTGAATGACATCTAGTTTGAATCCATTCTTCTCTTGCTTACTTATTATCGAGGCAACCCGATGCTCAAGTTGTACGCTATCATCAGAGAAGTCCATGAGTACAACATCGTCTGAAAGTCTTCGGAATAGGTTGCAAAGAACATCAACGTCACGCTTACAATAAAACTCAAGGAGGCTATCAATAGGCGTATCAAAACACTGTCCATCATACTCTTCCCTTCTGTTCATCATCCATTGCCAAGTCGCCTTGTAGTCCAGCTTCGCTACTCCTAGGGACTTTCCCCATGCGTCTAGACTGTGTCCCCCGTCCCTTGTCGGTTCTAGTAGCCTTGACACTACGAGTGTGTCGTATGCTTGCTTCAGTCCAATCTTGGTCTTCCAGAGCCTGTTTAAGATCGGAAAGTCGAATGATATTCCGTTGTGAGCTGCGATCAACGTAGCGTCCTTTAAGTAGTCCCAAAGTCCTGTTGGAGCTTTCCATACTTTCACTTCTCCTGTGTCAATGTCCTGAGTTACGCACAAATGTATAACATCATGTGCTAAGTTTGTTTCAATGTCTAGAGCTAGACGCATTTAGATACTCAATTGCTTTTTTTAGTCGTTCAGGATCATCCGAAAACTTACCTAATCCGTGATTACAGTTTGTGCACAAAAGTGCTCGATATTTGCCTGTCTTGTGGTCATGATCTACGTTAAGTTTCCCGTGTTGTTCTTCTGTCTCGTGTTTTTGGCAAATAAGGCAGCAACCTTTTTGCTTCTGTCGCTCTTGTTCATAAAACTCTGGAGTTATCCCATATTCCTTAAGTTTTGAAATTCGCATATGGTGTCCAGTGCGTGTTGAATGGCATTGCTTGCACTCAAACCGATAAGCCTGTGTCCCATCTTTACGCCTCTTTCCACTTTTCCAAAACTCTGAAATACATTTGATTTCACCACAAGTTCCACACTGTTTTAAACCTTCTTCATCTTTACGCGCTGGCATGTTTCCTCCTATGGCTCATAATATAGCACATTGTGAGTCACTTGTCAAGTTTGTTTTGACGTGAAGGGATCGTATCGTGAGCCATGTTCGTCTCGATGTCCAGTGCAATTCTTTTGGTCATTCTTCTCTTTCAATAAAGCTTCTACCTCTCTTGCAAGCATGTGTGCAGATGTGTAGTTTATTTCGTCAATTTCTTCATCTGTTAAGTTTTGCCATGTCATTTACGTTCCTCCGTCATTTCAAGTTAATGAACAGGCCAATCTGTGCCAGACTGTAGCCAAGCCACATGATACCAGCACCCATGTCACCTTTGAGCCACTGTAGCGTCCCTACAACAGCGTAGCCGATACCGATAGTACCTACGATAATCATTTCAATCATTTATAAATCCTCTTTGAATTCTACGTTGTGTTCTTTTGATTTCTCTTCTAAGAACTTCATAAACTCATCGTATATCTTTTTAGGCATATCTTCTTTCCTTACTTGATGATACCTACCAATGTATGAAGTCTGTCCTATACAGGGGAATCTCTCCATGTCAGGATCTTCATACGCCCAAGACCAATAAGTAAACCTCTCATCTTGATTGTTCTTAAACCTGCTTCGATCTCTACTGAATACTATTCTGTATCTCAGATCACCCTTAGACCCATTACCGTACTTATGGTGAGCATCAAAGACTTTGTAATACTCAATCATAGCTCCTCCACGCCTCAAAGAGGCTCAATTGTTACTTCAATCATCCTGCCTGTGTTCATGTCGTACTTGAGAGAACACGCAGGGCCAGCTACAACTACCTCGCCTCTACAGACACTAATGATAGGAAGAAGTAAATCATAACCGTCACAACGCATCACGACAGTGTGAACTTTCATTTCTTCTCGCACGTTTTCTATTGCTCGCGCTATTTCCTCATAAAAAATCTCTTTTGTTACACAGTTAGTTTCGTCACTCATGATTTGTTTGCTCCAAATGTGAAAGATCATAGCCGTTTTCATGGAATTGTTTCCAGTTGTCAGCCATCTTCTTAAAGTCTTCGTAGTTTGAATCGCTTTTCATAGAGTTTGCTTTGTGAGAAATTACCCATACATTATCCTTTGTATAACCTCTTGAGCTATCAATACGATCTAAGCTAAAGGACGAATGTTTAGAACCTTTTCTGCTTTCAGTAACGAACATTTCGATACCAAGCAAAGGACAGTATTTAGGTAAAACAATGTCTTTCTCTGTGAGATCGAATTCATAACCATATGTACGTGACCTTGCCCTTGCAGCGTTTAACAAACGATTCTTTAGCTTACGTCTGTAGTATTCTCGACCTTTCTCTTGAATCTTTGGGCGGTTAGCTTCACGGTATTTCTTGACATCTTCGAGGACTTTCTCTTTGTTGTCGTGGTAATACTGCTTAGCTTTGGCCTTAACTTGCTCTTTGTTGTTTTGATACCATTCTTTAGTGGACATAGAAGACTCCTTAAAGCATCTAATGTACACTAAAAACAGATGTATGTCAACTCTATTTATAGCTCTTCAAGTGTTTTTTCATACATTCTTCCTGTTTTTTGGTCGTAGAATAGACTTCCAGCAGGGCCAGTGGCGCCGTTATACCTGTTCTTAGCGACTGCAACCTTGGTTGTATGACGCACTTCAGGGTCATCACTCATGGAGTTACGTTCCAAGGTAATAACAGCATCAGACAACTGAGCAATAGCACCAGAGCCACGTAACTGAGATAAGGATACTGCTTCACCGTCTTCATGTCCTTTGTTAGATGTACTAGGTCGTTTCAAGTGAGATACACAGATCAAGGTAATACCTGTCTCCTGTACCAATGTCCTCAAGCGTGTCATCAAGACATCAATGCTCTTGCGCTCATCAGCCCCATCAAGACCAGAGACAAGGATAGAGATGTGATCCAAAAACACAATACGACAATCACAAGAACGGGACATGTATCTAATGCGATTAAGTACGTTGTCCAAAGCAATGGAGCCAAAATGGTCAAACAAAAACACACGATTAGTACCCAAAGTAGCATCGAAAGACTCCTTTAACTCAGCATCAGTTACCTCTGTGTCCGGTAAGTGAAGTTTTTTATTAGCGTGTAAAGACATAATAGATCGAGCTGTCTTACGCACTGATTCCTCTAAAAACATACCGCCTATATTCCATTTGGTTGTCTTCAAGATTTGAAAAAGAATCTCTCGTAAGAACTGAGATTTGCCTAATCCCGATCCTGCCGTAACAGTGATAAGCTCAGCGGATCGTAACCCATAAAGGAGATCATTGAGTCCCTTGAAGGGATAAAAGGCTTCGGCGATTGGTTCGGGAGTGGATACACTATCCCAGAGTTCGCTAGCTGCAATGATGCCATCTGGTTTAAAGCTCTCAGCTCTCCACCATTGATTAACATAGTCAGCTCCTCGTCCGTTAATAAGGTAATCACAGGCATCTTTACAATCCTTTAAATGTTTAACAATCTTAACCTTGTTTCCAAACAGTTCAGCAACCTCTTTAGCAGCCTTCTGACCGGGTTCATCAGCGTCAAAACAGATCACGATAGTCTCGAAGCTATCTAGGTACTCATACTGAGCCTTGCAGTCTTTAACAGCCGCTGAAGCCCCATTACGGATGCTCACAGTAGGCCACTTGCTGCCTGTCATCTGATAAGAAGCCAATGCGTCTAACTCGCCTTCAACGATGGTAATGTACTTACCTTCTTTTTGAAACAGATTCTGCCCGAAAAGTCCCGCTTTCTGAAAGTTTCCGGTGATTGAGAATGTTTTGTTCTCTACAGATCGGATCTTTTCAGCCACCTTAGTCCCTGTTTCCGGATCATAATAAGGATAGTAGTGTTTGTTATCAGCTTGAGTAACACTAAAGTACTCACAAGTCTCTCGTGAGATACCTCGATCTACTATAGCCTTAACTTCTCCTGTTGTCTTCATTGTGAATGTCTTCGTCTTTGTTTGAACTGGAGGAACGTACTCTGATTCCCCTCGTCCATAGGTGTTACAGGAATGGCAGTACGTGTGGCCATCGTCATAGTAGCTATTCGCATCTGAGCTACCACAAGTCTCACAAGGGCCATGACGTAAGAATTTACTTGCTACTTTTAGATTCATTATGCTTCACCTCTTGCTCGGATTAAGTCGGTGATTTCAACAGCCGCACCTTGAGCGTCATCGCTATCCACACGCTTCCATCCGTAGTCCCAAGCCATCTGTGCACACGCCTCACGCTCTTTAGACGCTGCCGCTACTGCTACCAGTTTGGCAAAGTGATAAAGACTGTCCGGATTGCACACTAAACATTCTTCAAATTCCCAATGTTTTGTGAATGAACACTGTCTAGCCATATCAATAATTTCAT